GTCTGTCGTGAGCGTGCCAAAGGCATCGTAGGGGAGCACATACAGATAGAGCTCCTTGTCATTGTGGACAGCAGAGCCGTCCTCCTCGAACTTGTACATCTTCTTCCTGGGGATGAAGAACCTCTTCGAGAACGTGTACTCCTTGGCTGTTGCATAGTCCTCTCCAACGGGAGGGACAGTCACACTGATGTTCCCGAGAGACTTGAGGGGCTTCCAGTACTTCTGATACAACACAGTGACCTTGTCGGTGTTGATCTCATCAAGCAGGCCGTTGCCTGAGACGTTCTTGAACAGGGCTGCATAGTTCAACACCCCAGTGCCGGGTCGCTGAGCAACAACCATCAAACGGAAGGTGACATTGGGACGGTCCCTCTTCTGACCAAGAAGGAGGTGGACATTGAACCCGCGTGCAATGATCTTGTCTCCATTGCGCTGCGTATCTCCGCTGCCCTGCATGGGCATGTGGACGCTGGTAGCGCTGTTGAGACTCGCAATAAATTTCAAGGAATTGTGATACAACTGAGTCGCAACACCATTATTGTGGTCCACAGTCTTCTCCTTGTCTTCGGCTGCCCGAAGGACTACCTGCCTAGCAATCCTAGAGATGTTCCTCCTACCGGCTAGGCGACTAATGAACCTCTTCCTACGGTAGGGAGCCCTCGACTTGGTCCGGCGCCTGAACGTACTCCCGGACCGCTTGCGCTTATACCCGGGCATCACTCTCCGTTGGGATAAAAGCGCTCCTCGGGCTGGTCCTTATATACTAGATGGATACAATAGATACGTCTTTCTACCGCTGCCTTGTGGGCGTCGCTGATCTTGGGCCACCAGTGGTAGGGGTGCACATTACTAGTGAAGACGATGTTCTTGGGTTTCCACCAGAGATGTCCTCCCTTTGAGTTGAACTCAATCGGGTAGCGATCTGTCCATTCAAGGAATTCCTCCACTTTGGGAGTTTTCCCAGGACCAACGTCGTCAATAAGCACAGTATCGGCACGAGATACTGTTGGAGTAATGAACCAGCTTCCTGTGGGGTTAGGCATACGGGCCCAGTTAACCAGGCCGTACTGTTCATCGAGCCAGCTGGTCTTGCCGCTCCCGGCGTCGCCCACACGGATATATACTTTGGGCATCTCCCTGTCACGCCTGATGGTCTTCGCCCGGTGATGGTGGTCATACTTCTCGAGGCCAGCATGGTACTTGACGTAGGTGCCAAAATGGCCCTCCTCCTCGGCGACCTCCACGGGGGTCAGGCCTTCCTCGATCTTGCGCTTGAAACCGATAAGGTCGTGGCGCTCTCCCTGGCGGGGCTCGTCACCCAGCTTAGTGAAGCTGCCCTCCTTGCTGCAGTAGGCCTCGTTCTGCTTGAGCGAGCCGTACATCGGCTCAAAGTGGTGGCCTTCACCGAATAACCTGATAAGGCGGGTGAGCTGCTGGGGTTGGTAGAACACCATGTACGCTTGGTAGTGCAAGGCCCCAGTGCTGGGGCAGACCTCCTCCCCAAAGGCGATAAAACGGACCCTCCCAGTGTCCGTAAGGTTGCGCATGGTCGTCTCCAGGCAGCTGTGGGCCTGGTGGAGCCACAGGGTCGCTGTCCATGACCGGGCCCGTGGCTGTTCGTCCATCTGAAAAAATGCACAGATGCACAGAAGTGGCTGAGGGTAATACTGACCTCAGCCTTTTATATAAACTCCGTTTTTTAAAAAAAACGCGCGCGATTGTGGGGACCAAAAAGTGCTGTAAAATTTTTTTTTCCGGTGCTGTAAAATTGTTTTCAGCAGTTTATTAAGTCAATTACCAACCGGTAATTACAACCGTCCGAGGGACTAAAGCTCGCGGGCCATACGGCTCGCGCTGACGCGCTTCGCACCTAAGGATCCTTGAACAGGAACTTGCTCCAGACTTGGGTGTAGCCGATATTGTCTGTCGTGAGCGTGCCAAAGGCATCGTAGGGGAGCACATACAGATAGAGCTCCTTGTCATTGTGGACAGCAGAGCCGTCCTCCTCGAACTTGTACATCTTCTTCCTGGGGATGAAGAAC